CGTTATCACGTCTCCAGCGTTTGATTCTGTGTCGTACGGGAAAACAGTTTCAAGAAAGAATTCTCGATGGAACGGGTTTGACGTACGGATATTGATATCATAATCAATGTATTCTGTGGCAACTGACTCTCCAGAACCAGCGGCAAATACATTTATTTTTGAACCAATTTTTACTAAAGAAGACTTTATTTTTTCGCCAAGGGTCGCCATCTTTAATCAGTGTCGTCTGGATGAGGATTTATCGTTGGAGAATTCGACGTCTCATACGTCGTGTCTTTTCCAACATTGTCGTACTGAAAACCAGAGGATATAAGCGTACCGAATAATTCGTACCCGTTAATGTCTGAATCGCTTAATGTCGGGAACGCATCCGGATATTCCGCCTTTGCTCTTTCAAAGGCGGCATCCATATCCTTGTAAATTTTAGATAGATGTGCAAAAGGTTGATCAAGGGCATACGTCTTAACCTTGAACTCCATAGCTTGGCCTGTGGCTAACATAAAAAATAAATGTCTCTTTGCCCGTTCTTTCACCCAATATAGCTTGAAATTATCAGTCAGTGGCATACTCCATGTTTCCCACTGCGCTGCATTCAAAGCATTCTCATAATCATCATCTACGAGTTCGTCGTCTAAAGACTTCATCTCTGCGATTAAGATGTCATTGAGTTCATCGGCGGTCGTCATTATTTTTTACCTTTTTGCTTGCCCTTTATCCCAGCCTCTGCATTAAGCCTGGCTGCTTCAGCTTCCAAGTCATCTCCGACTTCCGGACTTGTTTCAACCGGATCAACCGGATCTTCCACCCGGGCATACGCAACATTAAAAAACTGTGGATGAGTCTTCACCATCGGAAGGATGTCTCTTACGAATTCTGGAGCGAAGGGAGGTCGGTAAGTCTTCCTTGCCGGGTAACTTACCTTCCCCCCCCCGAGTAGTGTTTTTTTCATCGTTATATTTTCAATAGACATATTGATTGTCTCCTGTTAATTTGTCGGCAACAGTTCAACAACGAGACACGGAGCAGTTATTTCCGTGGTCGGTGATGCCGTACGGGTTAATTCTAAATTATATGTGATCACATCGCCGGCATTAAAGCTGTTTGCTGATTCAAGTATTACATCGTCAGTAATGCCTGTATCTGCTGCTGATCCAAGCGTTGTCTTCTGCTGGCTCGCCTCGCCACTTACGTGCGCAATTTTTGGCTTGGTTGTCAGGCATGTGGTCCCGTTGATAAAGACATCGGCTTCTAATGACAGTGTGTTGGAATCATCTTTACCTGACGCTCCAACAGAAAGCCATACCTTTGGTATTACACCGTCAAAATCGACAGCCCCCAAAGTATACCCTGTCTTCTGGGCAGTTATCTCACCTGACACATTCGCTTTCATTGAGAATGAGCCTTCGTCTGCCATGACCCTTCCAAGATTTACCTGCATTTTGGGCCGGTACTTTCCATTACTCATAAGATCACCTCCTTGGTAGATCTATCGTTGGCCCAAAATTAAGGTTTAACCTTCAGGACATAAACTGCGCCAGTGGTGTACAGAACCGGCAGGCATTTATCCTGGACTCTTAGCCAGATTCCTTCAGGATCTTTCCGATCCCATATGTCCGGGTACATGCCGTATCTTGCAGGAATGCCGTAAGGGGCTTCAATCACTTCAGCAATCGCCTGTCCTTGGACTTTCTCAGCGAAGAAAACAACATAATCATCCGGAATAAACGGCCGGAACATGGTCACATGATCTTCAGTAGCTTTGAAACTCGCAGTCGGTGCAGAAGAAACAGTAACGGTACCAGCGTCTTCATCAACAGCTGAGATTGTCTCAGACTCGGTGGTGCCTGCAGAAACATCTGTGAACGTCAAAGTGCCGCCCTCTTCAAAATCAGCAGCGTCATCAACAGATATTACCGTTGTAGAGCTTCCAGTAACAACGGCTGTCAGGTTGGCCCGCACCTCATACATTTCGTCATAGACTTCATATGTGAGGTTTTTATGGAACAGGTTACCGATAACGCTTGGGTTGGCATTGATCAGCTCGTTGACGTTCCCGCCGAATAAGTCACCTTTACCGAAAGTGCTTTTCGACAACAGTGTCAAAATGTCACTGTCAGAAGAGATGTACTCCAGAACCTTAGAGTTACTCATGGCTCGAACAACCGTCGCACCGCATGCATCTCTTACCGCCCGGTTCGCTGTGTTGAAATCAGCGAGAATTGTCTTACTCGCTCCATCGTACCAACTTTTTGCGGCTGAGACGGTTACCTGGTGCGCAGAGGGAATTTCGTAATCGACGGAGATAGTTGTGTTCCCGGTGGACTTATAGGTAAACCCACTGTTAACCATCATCTGAGCGATCATCCATTCTCGCCGGCGAAGAGTCATGTTGGCCATTTCAGCCTGCTCTTTACCGAGCTTCTGCTCTGCAACCATTTTTTTTGCAGTGGTCCCAGGTTCTCTCAGGTTGTTTAAAAATTCTTCATCGTAATAGCGTTTTTCGCCCATGAACGCGACTTTCGCCGTGTGCTGAGCAATGCCTCTGCCGGCACCCATCGGTGTTTCCTGGCCTGGCCCTTTTAAAGCAACCATCCCACGACTTCCGACATGGCTATCCCATTTAATTTCATCGGTCTCAGACATCCCAGTACCGAACATATTCACAAACCGTAAATCAGGATCGGCTGTAAAGAGTTCATAGTACCCACGGATCGTCGAGAGTTTTAACAGGTCAATATCACTGTATCCTTGCATATCTGATTTCCCCCTATCTCTCTATAAGTTATTATTAAAGCTGCAGGTACTGGCCATCAACAGATGCGGAAATATCCGTTCTTGCGGCAGAATCTACATTGGTTAGCATGCCATTATACAGCTGTGCGTTTTTCTTAACAATCGCCCCCTGCGCTCCAGCAGCCGTGCTTCCAGTACCGGTCTGACGTGTCTGCTCAAGAATGCCTACGGCTGTATTTGCTCCCTCGCAACAAATATACGCAAACCGAGCAACGGTAAAGGCTGTGCCTCCAATATCCGTTGTAACGGTTATTAGCGCCATATGGGTGTAAGTTGTTCTGTCAATGGCGGTAATCGCACCAAGTTGCTCCAGCGTGGTTGTGTCGTCGTTGATATAAACATCATCACCGACGATGAACTTATAACTGTCGTCCATTGTGACATAGATAAGCTTTGTTGCGTTAGTCCCTTCTGCAACAAGATATGCACGGCCTGTGCCTATCTCCGCCCCGGTGACTGATGCTGGATCATAAGGAATCCATTTGCCGTCGTTGCCTGCTGCAGAACTGTTTTCTGCAATGGCGGTCCCGAGATCGACCTTCCCGTATCCCGCCTGAAGAGTACCCGGCCGCGACAACGCAATGTTCGGATCAGACTTGAACATCCGTTTGTAGTCGGTTTGAACTCCTCTTGTAATATTCGGAGTATCACTCATTTGCTTCTCCCCCTTTCAGGAAATAATTTAATTTTTATTCAAAACAACCAAAACTCGATTAAGCCTCAATCGGTTTGAGACCACCGGCTTTTCGCAGCCTGTTAATGGATGCCAAGGTATCTGCCTCGCTGGTTTCGTCGGCCACACCGCCATCGTCTCCGCCTGAACCCATACCCATAACACCTGGAGTCTCTTCTTTGGCGTACTTGGTCTGCCAGTCTTTCACTTCCTCGTCAACAGCTTTTGTGTAGGACTCAGTATCCAACTCACCGTCTTCTTTCAGAAATTTAGAATGGTCAACCGTTACTTTGGAATGCAGGCTTTCAGGAATCGTGCAGTCTTTGTGAGACAAGGCAGCGGTTTTAATACCAAGAGCACTGGACTCGATAGCCTTTGCCTTCCGGATTAATTCAAGTTTGTCATGCTCTTTAAGCTGAGCAGCCTGGGTTACAATCACCTTACCCTGCTCTTCAACGATTGCTGTAAGGCCGTCAATCTTGCCTGACAGCTCTGCGCTTGGAGCTGCTTCCTCCCCGGGTTTCTTAATAGATGCTTCTGCCTCGGTTTTCGCCTCGGCTAAGAGCAACGTATAAGCTTCCGGGTTTTCAGTCTTTAATTGGTTAATATCCATTTTACTTTCCACCCCCTTGCCTTTTTTCTTACTGGTTAATGAAAACTTGGATTCGATCTCGGCCTGCACGGTATGACCCTGCACAACTCGATGAGCGAGTCCAACGTCAATAGCTTCCTGGCCAGAGAATGTTCCTGCCTCTAACGCCTTGATTGCCTTAAACTCTTTCCCTAAAAATTTTGCTGTAAGCTCGGTAAATTCCTTGCCGTGCTTTGTTACTGTGTCATTGTATTCTTCACGGGCATCTTCAGTCAATGGTTTAAAAGAAGCACCCTGATCTTTCTTTTTACCGTAAGTGAACGTCTCTACTGAAATCCCATCCATTTTGAGCGCTTCTGAAACGTCTTCGTGAATAATTATCGATCCGACAGATCCACACCTTGCACCCCGGGTAACCCAGACTTCGGAGCATGCCGCAGCGATTCCTTGCGCCGCCGAGAACCCATAATTCTCAATAAATGCAATAGATGGTAAAACGTCCCGGGCCTCATAAATTTCTTCCATGAGATCCATTAATGGACCGCCGATCCCCCCCGGGCTTTCGATGTTGAATAATGCAACTTGCACATCTTCATTATCCCGGCAGGTTTGGAAAT